CGTTAAGAAATGCAAATTGTTACTATAAATAGTAACAGATATAGAAATAATCTGACACTTATGTGCAGTTAATATTACTATTAATTTGAAGTCTTACAAAAGGAAAAACCCCTCACCATCCACAGGACAGCGAGGGGGCAGTTGGCAACCGGAACGTGCGAATTATTCGGTTTTGATGAAAGCGTCGACAAACCCCGCCGCCTTTACCTTGGCGAGCATTGCGTCGGCATTTGCCTTGGAGCTGAACGCCCCGACCTGAACGCGGTACATCCTTTTCGGCTTGGTAGGTGCAGGCGCGGGAGCGGGTGGCTTCGGTGTTTCGCCCGATGTGAGCAGCCGCTTGACCTCGGCGCGGAAGGTGTCCATCGACTTCCCGTGCCTTGGAAACCAGTGACCGGGGTCTGCGTGGTTGGAAGCGATGCCGCGCCTATGCCCTTCATAATGCCCGATGATAATGCCGTCAGCCATTGGGTCAAGGGTATACTCCTTGCAGAGGAAAGCGCACAGTTCAGCGGCTTCCTTATAGACCGCATTAAAATATGATTTGTCGGTTAGACCATCCTCGCAAATCTCAAATGAGATGTGCGTGTCATTGCCGGAGCCTCTCAGTCCTCTGCCGCAGTGCCAGCCGCGATGGTTCCACGGCAGGGTCTGGTAGGTGGCAATCGAACCATCGGCAAGCCTCCCGATAAAGGCATGGACGCAGACCTGCCTGCCCTCCGGCCTGTCCTGATTCCAGTGGTTATTGTGCCGGTTTCTGCCCAGCAGCCCGTCATCCGGACCGACGTAGCGCCGCAGCCACGGGTTATTCGCCCCGGTGGAATGCACCATGATGCCTCTTGGCGTAATCGTTCTGCCCGCTTTGTAGCAGGCGTTGTTTGTGAGAATCAACGTACGAAGGTTCATTTGTTTACCCCCTCGCCATCGCGGGAGCCCATCTGCGCCAACATCATCTTGAGCTTCTCCGGGATAGGCAGCCCCACACGCGCGGCGTTCTCCAGGATGGAAATGCCTTCATTGCTCAAATAAAAGAAAATTATCGCCGTCCGGATCGCGCCGCCGTCGCCAATCACCTGACTGTCGACGATATGGCCTACACCCACCAGCACAAAGACGAGCACCTTTTTAAAGATGCCCCTTGCGCCGATTTCGCTGGAGAGCTTTTTGTCGGCAATTGCGCACATGACGCCGGTCAGATAGTCAATAACCACAAAGGCGATCAGGGCGTAGAGAAACCCGTCCAGACCGCCGAGGAACCAGCCGAGAAATCCGCCGATAGCAGTCAAGGCCCACTGTACCCAGTTCCAGAATACTTTCATTGTTAAAACCTCCGTTTTTGTTGGTTATTCATACAGTACCTGCTCATATAAAAAACGCTTGCCGTTTATACGGCAGAGCGTCTTTGTAGCTGCGGTTATTTAGCTTTACTCTCTCCCAAATTAAGGTTAAAATGAGTGGTAGGAGGGATATGACGATGAAAAGGTCAGTATTATTTACAATCGCGGCGCTTCTGCTTGTCGTCGCTCTATCGCTATTCGCGCCTACATACCAACGGGCAGCGGCCAGTCCCCCGATGGTTACCGTTCTATTGGACGGCTTGCCGGTACGCTTTGACGTGCCGCCCCAGATAATAAACGGACGAACCCTGGTCCCTTTTCGCTTGATTGCAGAGGCGATAAACATAAACGTAAACTGGGACGGTGATACCCGCACCATCTCTGCCAGCGACGGTAATACAAGGGTTATGCTTCAAATCGATAATAAAACCGCTCAGGTAAATGACCTGCCTACCCCGCTCGATGCGCCCCCTGTTATCGTTGATGGCCGAACGCTTGTACCGTTGAGATTTTTCAGTGAAGAATTCGGCTGCCTGGTAAATTGGGATTCGGAAACCCGGATTATAAGAATTGTCTCTCCGCCTCGTTCCATGAACGTCATTGGCTTTTATGCTTTAGGTGCGGGAGAAGCCAGTAGTTGGCTTGATCTTTTCGGCGTACCCTTCCCGGCTACCGGCAGCGGAAACACAGACACAGTGAGAGAGCTGGCCCTAGGCTGGTATACTATCGATGCGCAAGGCAACCTTTTAACCCGCACTTCTCGAAATGCTTGGCAGCGGCCTCCTGGCTGGGAAACAGTGCTGGCCACAGCCAAAGAGTTCGGGTTCAGGACAGAAATGGTCGTCCACGAGAACGACCGCAGCGGGCTGCTCACCACTTTCCTAAACGATGAACAGGCTATGTCTCGCGCCGTTGCCGCTATTGTACAGGAAGCATCCCTGTATCACGGTGTTAATCTGAACCTGGAAGAATTGGGACTGTACGCTGCAGGGGAAACGCGGCAGCAGATCCGTGACAGCTTTACCCGCTTTATTGCCATGCTAGCACCGCCACTGCGGGAGACCGGAAGAACCCTGACGCTCACCATCCATCCGCCAAACAGTTCCTTCCGCGGCTATGATTATGCAGCACTCGGTCAATTAGCCGACCGCATTGTCGTTATGGCCCACGATTACGGACCAAAGCCTGAACCGCTAAACCGGGTGGTGCGGGCAGTGGAGATGGCGCTGGCCGTTGTCCCCCGGGAGAAGCTTGTTCTGGCCATCTCGGCTCCGAGCGAAACAGCGGAAAGCATTATCCCCAAAATTGGTGTCGCTAAGCGCTATCGTCTGCAGGGTATCTCCCTCTGGCGGCTGGGGTTGGTGACAGAAGGCATGTGGACGGCAATGAGGCAAACGATTACAGGGAGGGAAAAAGATGAGCACCTCGCTAAAAAGGACTAAAAGGCTTTGGTCGGTTATTGCTATTTTTGCAGTGTCGTTGTGTGTTGTCGTTTTATCTTTGTTTGTTTCACCTGGGCGCACACATCAAATACCTGAAACGACTGAGACGGAAAAGGACTATACAGGCGTATTTGTCAGTAAACTGCCGCTTGACGAGCAGTTAAAGGTAGCCCGCTGCGTCGAACTATCCGCTGTTGTCAACTGGGGCGAAGGAGGCCCTGGGCAGAGCATTGAAGTTGCCGAGGCGTTTCTGATGGGCTATCCTTATTCTGGCTATCTCGCCTACCTGGAAGAAAAGTACGGTAAATATAGGCCCGTTTCTCCAGGGGAAAGAGAGAGGAACGCAGTGGCTTTCCTGACACAGCATAAGGTTGATGAGCCACGGGCGCTTGGCCTATATCGGCGCGAAATATGGTTCTATACTGCTTCAGGGACTTTCCAAATCAACATTTTGCTCGATGAACAGGGGGCTGTCCGTGAATCGTCAGTGAGCTTCTTAGGCAAAGAAGACCCCTTCTTTCGGAGGGTCGACTGGTAAAGGACGAGGCACTAACCGAGGGTAAGCATACTTTGGTTAGTGCCCCTTCATTTTACGCTTACGCTAGCGATGTGCGAATGCTGCTCGTCGTGGGTCGGTTATTGGGCAGGCCAACATCTACAAAAGCATGCTCGTTCGGGTTCATATTCGCCCAAGTCCACTGAACCACGCCCCCTGGACTGCGAACAACTGTAGCCACCCTCCAAAAAGTGCACCAATCCTGCCCCATTACTGCGTCACCCAGAGTTGGCCCAACGCCAATTCGAGTGCCAGCTGGTAACGTCTCAATGAGACCGCCACTACGGGATCGAAGTGCCGCAGGACGATTCCAAATCGCATATTCCCGCAAGTTCATCCCGTTCCATGTAAAGTTTGTGCGCTGGAAATTCCAAATAGCAGAAAAGATGGCATGCTTATTAACATCAACTTGCGAGCTCCCAATAAACCCCCACTGCAGCTGACCCCCCGCGTTCCTTATAAGAACTTGATGCTCTTCAGGGCTTCCAGTAACACGACGCCCTTCATCCTGCCACCTAAAATAATCGTTAGGCTGGATTGTTCCTATTTGAGTCGTGCAACCACCCGGACCAACCACACCGAACGGAACGCCTAAAAACACCGGAACAGAGATAGTTGACCGGTTCACGCAGAACATTCGTTGCGCCGTCACCCATGGCCGGACAGTAGAAGGGTTTCCAGCGGGACAAGTTGTCGACACTCCAATTCCTCCTTAAATTTTTGCTACGCTACATCAAACGCCCTTTTCATATGCTGGTTGTTACGTGTTGCTACTACGTCATTCAAACCACCTCCTCATGATATTTAAAAACAAGCGGATCCTGATGCCCGAGCGCCCACAACCCGACTCCTTTTAACCTCCATCTGTGCTTTGCGAGGTTGGCCAGCATGTCGAAATGCTCGGCATCGGAGTAATGGGCGATGGAGAACCCTCTTGCGTCTCCTAGGAAAAGTTGCGTAAGCCACAGCCCCCGGTCGCGCAGCCGGAAGGCAACAGCCGTGTCGCTGTCAAAAGCCGCGAAAGAGTCGGTGTGCAGATAGTCAAAATCTGTGGAAATGCTTTCCTGCCTGGTTGCCGATTCTTCCCCGGGGCCTTCAAAGCGGAAATAGTCCCAGGGCTCAAGCCATGTCACGCCGGTACGCGGGATGCGTCCCAGTGTCTGGATTTGACCGTCCGGCAGCGCCAAGTCAATGGCCTCCTGCGGCACATAAGTATAGGGGTCTCCCGCGTCCAGCAGGGCGCACTCACAGGCCGCGCCGCTGGTACGCAATCCAAAGCCGCCCAGGGTCGGCAGGGACGCAGACAGGGCAAAGACCCGCGTGGTACCCACCCAGCAGTGCAATTCACTCCCGCGTGTTCTTAGCCGCAGCGTGTACCACGTGTTTAACCTCAGACTCTGTGCCACGTCCGGCTGCAGCCTTGTCCATGTCCCACCAGTCCTTTGCCAAAGTTCCGCCGTCTGCGTGCCGCGCCGCAGCAGGAACAGAAATAGATCATTTGCTCTCTGAGCTTTGAAAACCACGCCCATTGTGCCGCTTCCCGCCGTCATGCGCAGCCTGGCCCTGATGTTCAGATCGCCAAACCCGTAATAAGAGAGGTGCGCCTGAGCGTCTGCACTTGCCTGATCTGACTGGATTAACACCCGCCTTGCCGGATCTGTATCCATGCTCCAGATACCCCCGCTGCGGTTGTAGAAAGCCAGAGTGTTGTCTCTAAAGTCGTCATACCAGACCCAGGCGTGCTCCGGGGCGCTTCGCAGCACCTCAGGGGTAAGGATAAACCGCTCCGGCAGCACGAGGGTATCGTTTACGTCTTTTAGTCTCCTTGGCGTGAGATTGAAAGTTGCCTCGCCGCCGGTCATGCTGAAGCTGAACTGCGAGCAGACCCTAAAGCCCCAGAACTGGGTACCGTACTGACTGCCCGCTCCGTGTACCTCCAAGGTGTGGCTTCCGGCGTCTAGATGAAACCGCCCGACTTTTAGCCAGTGGGTGCGGCGATGGAGGGGATACCAGTCGGGAAACGGCCCGATTTGTACCAGTGTCCCGTTTAGGCGCAGCTGCAAAACCTGACGGTTCCACCAGGGGCAATTCACCCTTGCCGCCAGGTCATGTTCCCCCGACTGGGGAACGGAAAAAGAAAAAAGGGCTAAGCCATCTTCTTCCAATACAGGTTGAGTCCCGGGAGGCGAACCCGGCGGGACGGGGAGAAGCTGGGGCGCCCTGGGGGAAATCCAGCCGCTGCCTATCGTCATAGCGCCGAAAATCTCATCAAAGCCGCTGCCTGTCCTGTCCGCAACCTGCCCGGCAAACTCATAGCGCGGCTCTTTTTCATAGGCGACCAGGTAGTTGCGCCTGACCCGGCCCGCCTGGCCGGAAACCTTGAAAATGGGGCTTGTAGTCCGCGTCGCGTCCATTCCTTCCTGGTAATCGTAGATGTGGAGGAGAAGGTATGGGCTTTGGCTGTCCTCGTCCAGAAACCCGGCAAAGGGGATGCGCGCCTGATGCTCATGAAAAGTAAAGTCTCCCTGCTGCCAGCCAAGCCAGGCGAGGAAGGTGCCGCCGCTGCCCCGGTAGCCCGTCGGCCTGCGGTCAATACGCCAGTTGAAGCCGAAGCCGGGGATGCCGAGAAAGATTTTCTCCTTTGGTATTCGCGTTACCGCGTAGTCATAGATTTCTTCCATCCACCACACCGGGCTGATGGGTCCGGGAGCGCTGCCCGCCCAGGCAAAGGCGTAGCTCATGATCACACAGGTATCAAAGTAAGGCTCCATCCGGCGGTAATCGCACCAGCGTTCCCAGGACGGAGCGCCGTCCCCGGTCATGGGAGGCAAGTCCCAATGCACATAGCGCTGGGACGGGCGGCTCTTGATGCTCTCGTAGATGCGCTTCGCCAGGGCCACCACGCCGTCCGGGTTGTCGTTCGGCCCTTTTTCCAGGTCGATATCCACCCCGGCGGCGAAGGGATACATATCTAAAATGCGGTGCAACTCACTGATAAATAAGTCCTGCGCCCCGTTTGTGTTCTCTACAATGGCCCGAAAGCGGGAAAGGATGCCGTCGTTTCTGACCGTCAGCAAATGGGTGATATGCGGCCAGCGTGCTACCCTTTCCAAATCTGCTGTGGGGATAGTGCCGGTAATCCGCCCGGTGTTGTCAGGTACCAGAAAATCAAACAGCCCCATGTGGGTTAACCTGTCGCCGTAATCCCGCCACTCCTGCCTTGCCCGGCTAGTCTTTAAAAATGACCAGGTCATGAAGCCTCGGCCTTCCTGCCGCATACCGCTCATATCCGTTTCCCTCCTTCCGAGAGCTGCCATTCCTGCAGCTCGACGAGCACCCTGGCCGAAGGCTCCGGCCGCAAAGCAGCCTGTCCCTCGTCCAGCCCCAGGAGAGCAACGGGGAAGCGGGGATTCCCCCAAGCGGCATAGAGGAACCGGCCTTTAAACTGAACGGGGCTGCCGTTTTGCAGTACTTGCCGCTCAGTGCCGATAAGCTCTAACTCCTGGTTGTTCGCCAAGACTTGCGGAAAATAAAAAAGCCTTGTCAGCCGGTCTTGGCCCAAGGTGATGCCTTTGCTTAAGTTTTCCTTTGCCCTTAGGCGAAAGTCCAGGGCCGTGGGCACAATTACCGCCCCCGGCTCCACCGCCCAGTAGGAGCCACGGTTGGGAACAATCAAGGTTTTAGCGCCCCGCACCACGGCGTTGTAGTGTTTTGGCTGAGCCGGGCTGGCGTTTTCCCGCAGTTTTTGCAGCATCTCCTTGCTGTTTTGGGAGTAGCCGGTTAAATGCTTTCCTTCCTGGAGCATTACGTCCGTAAAGGAAAAAGAGCCGGCGGCATCAGACATTACCGCTTGGGCCCGGATACTTGCCACCCGCTTTCCTTCTTCCGGCGCAAAAAGAAACAAGTAACGTTTCATTTTCCTCACCTACTCAAAGGAGAAACGAAGCTCCGCAGGGTGGCCGTTCCACAGTGTAGCCAGCCTGCCGCCCTGCAGCACGATGTCGGCGACGTTTACCTGGCCGCTGGCATCCTCCAGGCAAAGGCGCACTTCGATTTTCTCAACCTTTTTGGTTGGGGACACAGACTTTAGATAAGACTCAAAAAACGCCATAGCGTTTGCTCCTTACCCCAGGACCAGGGAAACAAACTGTGTTTCGCTGCTCCCGTCCTCGTAATGGATGACTATTTCAACCCCGACCTTGCCGTTTGGCCCCAGCTGAATATTCTCCAGGGCCGCCCGCAAGCTTAACACATAGCTGTCCCGGTGGGCGGGATGCACAGTTTGCGTCAGTGTTTTGGATACGCCCAGCGCGCCCACAGCCTTAAAAGACGCACCGCCCGAATAGCCTTGCGTGCCGTCCACCGTCCAGCCGTCGTTTATCCAGTAAGCGGTACCGCTCTCCGCCCTGGAATTTAAGAGCAGGTTAAAGACAGAGAGCTGCTCGATATCTTTTTTGTCCACCATATCCGCCGTATCAAACAAAGCCACGGAATGCTTAACCTGGCTGAGCGTCTCCGAGAGGTCTTTGCGGACAGCCGCCAGCTCGATTTCACTCCGCCAAGGCTCCTCCACAAAATAGCGCATGCGCATGACCCTTGTCTTGACATAGATGCCGGAATCCTCATCGTAAACCGTCACCACGTCCCCCAGGCTGACCTTTTCCCCCTCATAGCCTGCCAGGGCGGAGAGGTCGACGATGCCGCACTCATAGCTTACCTGCGCCTGGCTTAAGGCTAAAAGATACGCCTGGGCATATTCTTTCAGCTGGTTGGGGTCGGTGAATGCCTCCGCGGCCAAAACAGCGGAGGGAGGGGGATCGTAGCCGCTCTCCACCTCCAGATAGGGGATGCCGTTATTCACCGTGGCGATAGTCAAGCCGCCCCTGCCCCGAGGATAGACCCTTGTCACCTGCTCGATGGCGTTTCTTTCCTCTTGCGCCCGGCGCAGGTTTTTCCCCCGCAAAAAGAAAACGTTGCGTTCTTCTCCCGCGGCGTCCCGGAGAGACACCGTCTTTTGTTTCGTCTGAAAATTCAGCTCCACTTGAAAGATGCGCTCCATCTCCCGCAGCGCTTCCAGGCGGTTGCAGCCGCCTCGGAAAACGAAGGGCCGAATGGAGGATGCAGGAGAGTCTCCTGCCTGCCAGCCCGTACCTGATAAGAGAAGGCTGAGCACCTCCGCCGCTACGACATTTTCCCATTCCCGCGCGGGCGCGTCCGGAGCTTTCAGCAAATCGTACCACAGCGCCCAAGCTTCAACCTGCCAGTACCTGGCCCCCGCATCATCCTCCTCGTTGGCAAGGACCATCACCCGGTAAACGCTCCCCGCCAGGTCAAGCGTCGTCCCCGTTTCCAAAGCTTCCGCGCCGGGCTTTACAGGCAGCTTGAACTCCAGCCGGTCTTCGTTGCCCAGGGTCTGGTGCACGATGATCTCATAGGCGTCGTGCAGGAGGGCGACCGGCTCCATCTGCTTGTTGACGACGACAGGCACGGCGAAGCCCAGCCGGTCATACCAGGAGACCGGATGCCAGGGGAGAAGGATTCGATTGTAAAGATGCCCTGTGTTATACCGTCTGCCGGTGTTATACACTGCTACGCCCTCCTTAGGAACACAGCCGGCCTGGCCCCGGTGATCTGCGCCGCGCCTAATGGAAAGGCGGCGGGTAAGCCGTCAGCGTAGGCCCTGGCCAAGCGGTAGCCGGTAATCCAGGCCGCCCCCAAATCCTCACTGCCCAGCGCCAGCATACCCGTGCTGGCAAGCCCCTGCAGGCTTGGCGCGGCGTCCTGCAGGCGTGCCAGCCAATAAAGGCCGGGCAGAAGCGATAAATTCGCCTCCAGCCACCTGACGCCCGTCGTCCCCGTGGTCACTACCCCGGCGTCAAGGATCAGCGCGCCCGGATAGATTGCGCCGCTGTCGGCATAAACCCCAAGCCGCGCGCTCCCCGCGGCGGCGGTAGTGACGTTGACGGCGACGCGGTCAAAAGACTGGGCGACCGGCACATAAAATGGCAACAGGTCAATGTTGTTGGCCGAAGTGGTTAAGGGGGCCATACCGGCGGCGGTGATACCGGCATGGTATAGACCGAGCCGCCGGTAACGGAGAAAGTCCAGTGCGTCCAGCCGCAGCTTGTCGCCCGCCGTCAAAAACCCTGCCGCCTCAGTCGTCGCGGCAGCGTGGGCTGTGCCGCCCGCGCCCACGTGGCCGCTAAAGGGCGAGCTGTCGCGCACATAAGAAAAATCCGCCGTAACTGTTATGCCGGGAGGTTGCTGCTCATGGAAGACGACCATGCCCTGCGCCGCATACAGGACATATTCCCCTGCGGGAACGATCGCGCCGTTGCGCCTGACCACAGGCACGGGGCTTTCCAGCCAGTTGCGGATATCCCCCTCATAAATCCGCCGGTGCAGGGTTTCCTCCGGCTGGTCTTCCACGGGGAAAAGCGTATGGCTTTCTATGCTGGCCACGTCCATCTCCAGCACTGTTTCCAGTTTGTTGACCGCGTCCTGCAGCCCGGATATGTCCGCTCCGTAGATCTCTCTGCTTGTTACTCTTTTAAATGGCGTCTTAGCCACGGTATCCCTCCTTTACAGCCAGCGGTTGCGGCAGTTTATCTCCAACCTTGACCAGGACGCGCCCCCTGCCGCAACCACTTGAATAGCGTTAGTCCCCGGCGTCAGCTGGGGAAAGATTGGCCGCTCCAGCAGGTGCAAGGCTTTTTCCCTGGACTGTCCCCGCACGAGAACAGCCGTCTTTTGCCGGCAATCGACTTCCAGCCGCTCCCCTGCGGAGAGCGCTCCCCGGTAGGTGAACTGCTCATCATTGACTCTGACCGTCAGAAACTGGCTGCCGCCGCCCGATATTCCCTGCAGCAAAAAGAGAGGGTCTGACGGCGCCGTCCCTCGCTGGTAGTGGGTGTATGGGCTTGTCGTTATGAGCAGCTCGTCCGGCGCGAGGTCGTAGGCAAAAGGATCGTCGCAGGCCATCCGCAGCGTAAATAGTCCCTGGCCTGCCTTCGCCTGCATCTGCAGATCTGAATCTGTCCAGGTGGCCAGATAGTACCTGTCCGGTGAGTCGTCAAAGACCAGCCGCTGCGCTCCCCGCATCGGGTTCAGCCAGGAGCGCAGCCGGTCCAGCTGCTGATAGAGCTTGTCATATGACGTTATTTTAAGCCAGCAGTCCAAGCTGAGCACGCGCGTTTCAAAGTCAGGCGGCATCCTGAGGACGCCATGCCTGCCCGGCATGACGATCACTTTTTCCCGCACTCCCGGGAAAATGGAGAGAGGGGAGCGCAGGAGATAAACAGAGTAAATGCCGCAGTGTTCCCCAGCAAATGAGAAGTCTCCCATTACAATCTCCCCCTTCCCCGGTTAGCCGCTTCGATATAGCGGTACAGCCTGCGGCTGATCTCCTCAATGTCTGTTTCCGAGCGCACGGTCATATTTTCCACCACCACCAGCGGGCCGCTTTGCCGGTATGCTCCCGCCACCGCCGCCTGTCCCTGTGGCTCCGGCGGCAGTGTCAACGCGGGAAGGCTTACTTCCAGCAGGCTGCCAAGCATCCGCTCCGCCATAGGAATAGCTTTTTTAATACTTTCAATCAGCGGGCCGCTGAAGTCCAACTTGTCCAAATCCTTTAGCGGGCCCTCTTTAGCCGGGGAAAAGGGCAGGAAAGACCTGACCCTGGCCACGACGCTTTTGACGCTGTCGGCGACTCTGGCGGCGGCGCTGGTGATGCCGCTGGCGATACTGGCGATCAGGTTGCGCCCGGCGTTAAAAAAGCTTTGGCCTAGGCCCGTAACGATTGAGAGCGCCTGGTTCAGGGCATTGCGGACATTGCCCGCCAAAGCGCCCAGCACCCTCGTGATGCCGCCTGCCAGGTTCTCGGCCAAGCGCACCCCGCTTGCCACAAGGCCGCTGATCCAGTTTTTGATGTTGTCAAAGGCGCTTTTAATCCCGGCGGCCATATTCGCGGCCGCGGTCTTAATGCTATTCCATACGGCCATCACCGCGCTCCTGAAACCCTCGTTGGTCTTCCACAGATGGATAATGATGGCCACCAGCGCCGCGATTGCTACGATCACAAGCCCGATGGGATTGGCCGCCATCACCGCGTTCAGGACCTTTTGCGCCACCGCCGCTACTTTTTGCGCCGCAGTCAGGGCATGGGTCTTAAGCGCGGCCAGATTCTTGGCGTCGGCCATCCATTTTACCGCCTTGATCGCAGCGCTGACGCCGCTGGTGAGTGTGCCCACGAGCGTCAGCAGCGGCCCGATGGCGGCGGCGATGGCGAGAAATGAGAGGATCAGTGTCTGCGAGCCGCCGCTCAGGTTCGCAAACCACTCCACCAACGCGCTGAGCCTGCCGATCAGCCCTTCAATGGCGGGCATGGCGGAGTTGACGGCCTGCATCAGGGAAGTTCCCAGTGGCTCAAGAGCTACAGCCGCCTTGTTCCGCATCACGGCAAGCTGCTCCGCGAAATCCATCGTCTCAAAGGCCGCGCCGTTAATCGTCTCCCCACTGGCTTTTAAGGTTGTTACCAGCTCCGAGAGCTCAAAGCGGCCTTCCCGGATGGCGGCCGCCATATCCGGGCCGATGCGGGCGCCGAACATCTCCAGGGCGATGGCGTTGGCCTCGCCGGTCGAGCCTGCTTCCTTGATCCTTTTTGTGACTTCTTCCAGAGCCGCCTTGGTGTCGGTAATGCCCGCTTTGGCCATTTTACCCAGCGCGATGCGCAGGCCGCCCAGGACAAGCTCGGTGTTGACCCCTTCTTTTTCAAATTTACCTAGCATGGCCGCCGCCGTCTCCAGATCAAAGCCCATCTGCCGCAGGGGCGCCCCGAACTGCACCAGTTTGGCGTTTAAGTCGTTAAAGCCGATGCCGGTGCTCTGGGATACCTTGAAAAGGTAGTCCATGGTGCCTGCGGTATCGTCCGCCGCTATGCTCCAGTCGCCGAAGAGGCGGGAGGAGCCTGCGATCATGCCGGAGAGCTCCTCGCCGGTAATGCGAGAGAGGTTCAGCATCTGGGTGGACAGCTCCCGCAGCGGTTTGCCGGCCAGGCCCGTCCTGGTGTTGAGATCGGCGATAGCGCTGCTCACCTCGGCCATCCCCGCGGGAACAGTGGAGTAGACCGCCCGGAAATCGTCCTGCAAGCCTGCCAGGGCTTCGCCGGTAGCGCCGGTGCCGACGCGAATCTTATCGAAAGCGTCGTCAAAATCCGTTCCCAGCTTTAAGATTCCTGCCGTCGCAGCCGCGATGGGAAGAGTCAGCCCTGTTGTGAGCGTCCCGCCGATGGAGGTGAGCGTTTCGCCCGCCTTATCCAGGGTTTTTGAGGCCTCGTTTAAGCTTTTTTGCAGCTCGGAGATATCCGCGCCGATTTTAACGACCACATTGCGCAGTACCGCCATCCCATCACCTCCATTTCGCCGGGACTTTAAGCCCCTTGCTCCGCGCGATTTTCATCAGCTGCTCCGTGGAGAGGCGGCTTGGCGCGGTCTTTTTTCTTGCGCTTTCTTTGAGCATTTTCTTCAGGCTGGGCAGTCGCTTCTGCCTGGCGAAGGCTTCGATGTGCCAGGCAAGGTAAATCAGCTCTTGAATCCGCTCCTCTTTTTCTTCCGCATAGCCCTCAAAGAGGAGCCCCAGCTCAAAGGGGGTCAGCTCCCAGACTTGGGCCGGGTGCATTTTTAGTCTCTTTACGGCGGCAAAGAACAGCTCAGCAAAGCCTATTTCCTGGCTGTCTCCACCGCCTGAGGGTTTCCCGGCTGCGCGCCGAAGGCCAGCGTCATCGCTTCGCCCAGTTTCCCGGCCACCGTGGTGATGTCGCTGTACTCGTCAATCAAGTCCGCGCATTTTTCCGGGGTCAGGTCTTTGTCCTCATGGAAAAGACCGGCGTAGACAATCGTCCGCAGGTCTTTGACAGAGATGTTGTCGAGGTCAAGCTTGGTCAGGTTCTTGCCTGTCAGCTCCTCGATTTTAATCAGCGCGTTCATGCCGTAGCGAAGCGTCCTCGGTTTATCCAGCTCTATGGTGACACCTTGTTTCATGCCGTTAGTCCTCCCTGTAATAGAGATTGCCGCTGCCCTCAAACTCGATGCTCTCGCTTACCACATCGTCGACGGATAATTCAATGCTGTCGCCTGCGATGAGCGCGTAACCCTCATAGCGTCTTTTGCTGGTCCCTGTATCCAAGTACAAGGCCACGATTATTTCCCGGCCGAGCCTTTCTGACAGGCGCCTATCCGCCCAGTAGCTCTCCGCGGAGGCCGTAAACCCCTTCACGGCGGGCAGGTGCTCCTTCCAGCCTTCGCTTTCAAAGGTGGTGATATCCGCCGTGTCCGCCGCAAGCTCGGCGCCCCAGTTGAAGAAGCCGCCAGCCTGATCAACCTTGATGCTTTTGCCGCTGACCGTCACTTCATCTTCTTCGTCCAGCGCAGATGTAAACCTCACGACCCCGCCGAGATGCTCCACCAAATATCCGGTGTTTGCTGCGACGTCGTTAACAAACACAGAAATAGGGGAGTGTTTGTCCAAATATCTGCATGCGTCGTTTTCAATTGTGTATATCGTTCTTTCTGCATTCCCCACGGTTGTTTCTTTAACAAATACGGCCGGTTCATCTTCTGTTTGGAGAAACACTGCGCCAACCTTGCCCGAAATAGCCATAATCCATCACCGCCTTAGTTGTAAGAAAGAGCACCGGTGCCTTGAAACTCAAAGGAAATGCTCACTGTATCATCCACCGGGTCTTCTACGGACATTCCTGAAATATAGGCGCTCCCGGAATAATAGTTTGTGGCATTGACAAAGAGTTTGAGCGACACTTCCGTGCTGTTTAAGTAAGCATCCTGCAGTGCCTTTTGTCCGGTTGCATCAGTGTGCACCGAATAGAAGCCTTCGGCCGATGCCGACCATTCTTTCAGGCCGGCGATGAATTTCTTCCAGTCGTCGCCGAGGGCTGTTACGTCAAGCGTATCCGCCCCCAGCTCCAAAGACCAGCTGCTTATATCCATAACGGCACTTGCACCAAGCCCCAGTTTGCCGCTTTTACCTGCTATGGCCATGGTTTATCCCTCCTCAAACTGAAATTCAAATTCCAGGGATACGGCATAAAGCCCCGTATCCGCTTCATAGTCGGACACTTCATCCAGGAGCAGGACAGAGCCGATGGTCAGGCCGTTCATCTCCCCGGAGAAGTTTTGCAGCGCCCTTTGGATGGTCTTGGCCGTTTCCGCCGCTTGTTTATATGACTTGGCAAACGAGCTAAACTGCAGCCGCTGCTTCACAAAGCCGGTATCCGCTGTCAGGCTGTGCAGCCGCTCCACCGAGACGGGGAAGTAGGCCACGGCCGGAAGGGCGCATTTTTGCGGCAAGAGGAAAGGGTAGAGGGCGTTATTTAGTTTTGGCTGCAGATAGCCGCTGACAGCTTCTTCCAGTCTCATCATGTCACCCTCCCGATGCCCTTTAAAAGCTCGTCGGTTACCACCTTGGCGACGCTCTTTTTGTTTTCGTCAATGGCCGGGCGGAGAAAGGGCTGGGCCTTCATTTTGGATGTCCCCAGTTCCACCGGGGCGAAATGCTCCGCTCCTTTTCCCCTGGTCACCACATGCTCGCTTTTGATATTGGGCTTGCGTACTTTGCTTTTCTTGAGCGTTAAGCTGTCCCGCAAGAGTCCGGTATCCACCGGCACTTTTTGCTTGGCCGCCGCCAGCACAATTTCGGCCCCGGCCGTCGAGGCTTTGTCGAGCGCCTCCGCCGCCGCGTCGCCCAGCTGCTCCACGAGCTTGATGACCTCGTCTAAGCCCTCGATATGGGTTTTCAGCTTTTTTACCCGCAGCCGCTTAGTCATTCTGGACACTCTCCTTGCACATGAGATTAAGCTCTACGCCGCGCTCCTCAAAGTTAAGGGCGGAGATAATCTCAAAAATACGCGCGCCAAAGACGACGCGCATTTTCGGCGTAATCCCGCTTCTATAGCGCATAGTGATTTTTGTCGAGACCTCCGCGTTGGTCTGGGCGGAAGCGAAGTACTCCTTGCCGGAAACGGGTGTGACGTTAGCCCAGACCGTCGCCACATCCATCCATACATGTTCCTCCGCGCCAAAGCTGTCTCTGCCGGCGGTATATGCCTGAATCTTGACCCGGTGCCGCAGTTTCCCGATCTTCATTACCACTCCGCCTTTCGGTAGGAAAAGAGCAGGGCTTTAAGCACCTTGATCAGCTCGTCGCTGTCAAGCTCGTTTCGCTCCTCAAAAAGTTTGGCCACGGTAAAGTAGACAGCATGCTTGACCGGCTCGGGCACGCTTTGCGCAAACTCGCTCAAAGGGAAGCGCAGGACGCCTTCCACCAGATCCTCCGCCGCTTCAATCAGGCTTTCGATAAGCGCGTCCTCCGCCTCGCCGTCAACTCTAAGCCACGCTTTTGTATCTTCCAGTGTGACCACCACCGTGCCCGCCCCCTTTCCAAAACTCGGCAGGCAGCCGCTTAGGACTGCCTGCCGTAAGATTAAACTACGCTTTTTGCTGCAGTATCTTGATGGCCTCCGGCAGCACCAGCTTGCCGTCCACCCGCTGGGTGGCGATAAAGCCTACTTGACCCGTGGGGGCGAACAGCTCGCTTAGCCGCTTGAACACCCGGCCCTGGCGGTCAGCCACCCAGTAATAGCCGAAATCGCCGAACACCACCGTTTTGGCCCCCGCCTCGATTACCGGCACATAGGCCGAGGTGTACAAGGGGCGGTTGAGGATGGTATCAGGCGTCGCTTCCTTGATGGACGGCTGCCACAGGTACTGGCCGGTGCTGTCTTTTAGCTTGCGGATGGCCTTGACCGTGGCGTCGTTCATGACAAAGACGGCTTTTTTGCGGTAAGGGGACTTGAGGCTGTAGAACAGGTCCAGTATTTCGTCCAAGGTGATGGCTGCCGGGGCGGCCGTGGTCACGCCAATCTGCCCGCCGCCTGTGGCGGCAAGGATGCCGGTGGGTTTGCCAAGGCCGTCGCCCACAAAGAAAGCTTCCTCCTCCTTGGCGCCGATGCGGCGGGCGAACTCCCTGGCGATGTAGTTCTCCAGATTGAACACGCTGTCATTTAGGAGCTCCTCGCTGACCTTAATCATGGTGGCCAGCTTGAAAGCGCCGATGGACACCTGCCCGAAGCTGTCGTCGCTTTCGGGGATCTGTCCTTCCTCATCCACCCAGGAGGCGGTGCCCTTGCTTGCCACCACAGGGATCTTGCGGTCGCCGCTGGAGGTGGTAATGACATTGGCCAGCTGGCGGAAAATGTTTTCTTCCTCAAGGGATTTTACCAGAGTGCGCTCAAACTCGTCGGGCACCAGGTAGCCGCCTTCGGTATCCTCGCCGACCTGCAGCGCGTTTTGGATATCGGCAGTGCGTTTGCCGCGCATGGCGTTCCAAAAGGCCCGCTTATACTCGGCGGCAGCCCGGCCGGTCTTAGTCTCGCCGTGGACAGACGGCTTGTTGGTGATGGGGGCGTTGGTCGGTAGGGAAAGCTCCGCGTCAAGGGCGGCCTGGCGCTCCAGCCGCTCGATCTCCCTGCCCAGCGCCACCACGTCGCCCTCCATCTTTTCATAGGAAGCGGTGTCCTCGGCGGACAAAAGCCCGTCTCCGCCCCGCTTGCTGTCAAGGTATGCCTTGGCGGCTTCCCATGCCTTGGCGCGCTTTTCGCGCAGTTCCAGGATTTTGCTCATTCTTGTTTCCTCCTTAAAATTTAGTGGGAAATTAATGAGAGCCGCTTATAGAGCGACTCTATCGGGGTACCCGTTTTCGGCTTGGCCTTGGGGATTTTCCCAAGCAGGGAGTTGGCGACCGCCATGCGGCTGAAAATGAGGCCTTCTCCTGGTTCTTGCGGTTCCTCGCCGGATGTGAACAGGATTTTGTCCGCAAAGCCGAGTTCCACGGCTTTTTTGGCGTTCATCCAGGTTTCCGCATCCATGAGATGGGAGAGCTTCACTCTCGACAGGCCGGATTTCAGCTCGTAGGCGTTGATGATGCTCTCCTTGACCTCGTCCAGTAGTGCCTTGGCGCGCAGCATCTCCTCGCTGTCGCCGATGGCGATGGTGCTGGGATTATGGACCATAAGCATACTCACCGGTGACATGTACACCTCGCCGCCGGCCATGGCGACGACCGAGGCGGCGCTGGCGGCCAGGCCGTCAATCTTGACTGTGACTTGCCCGGCATAGTCCATGAGCATGTTGTAAATCTGTGCCGCCGCAAACACATCACCGCCGGGTGAGTTAATCCATACCGTGATGTTGCCCGAACCTGCCAGCAGCTCGTCTTTAAACAGCTTGGGTGTCACCTCGTCGCCCCACCAGGACTCTTCGGCGATGGGGCCGTTAAGATAAAGGGTGCGTTCATCATCAGAATTGCGCACCCAGTTCCAGAATTTCCTCATGTACTGACCTCCTTCGCTTGGTTTTGGTAAGCGGCACCCACGTCCTTAAGCTTGACCATATTACCGTTTAAAACATAGACATTTCCGCCATCCTCATCAGGGATTAGGTTCAGATCTTCAAGTTGGCGCACATCGTTTGGAGAGAAAAAGCCGTTTTGAATACCTGTAGAATAGCCATCCATTCTTTCTTTGTATGAGCCCCGCAGCAGCCCGTCCACATTAAAGCGCACAAAGTAGCGGGGCTTTTCCGACGGCAGGAGGAGGGACTGCTGCAAAGCCTGCTCCCAGCGCACCACCCACGGATCGAGGGTGTACTTGACGAATTCCAGCGACTGCTGCTCGATGTTGGAAAAGCTGGACTTCTCAAGATCGCCAACCATGTGGGGCGGCACACGGAAGATACGAGCAATTTCATTGATTTGGAATTTGCGTGTCTCCAGAAACTGCGCCTGTTCCGGCGGGATGCCGATAGCCTGGAATTTCATGCCCTCTTCCAGTACCGCGATGCGGTGGGCGTTGCCGCCGCCCTGATAGACCGCGTTCCAGCTCTCCCGCACTCGTTTCGGGTCTTTGACCACACCCGGATGTTCCAGTACGCCGCCCGGATTGGCTCCGTTGGCGAAAAAGGAGGCGCCGTACTCCTCCGTCGCCATGGCCATGCCGATAGCGTTCTTGGCGATGGCGATGGGCGAGTAGCCGATCAGTCCGTCAAAGCCAAGGCCAGGGATATGCAAGACCTCGTCCCGGCGCAGCGTCAGCGTTTCGCTGGCTGGGTTAATCCGGCTTTCCTCAGCATCGCGGCGGTAGGTATAGGTCAGTTCGCCGTTTGCGCTTCTTGCCACATCCATCTTGTTTGGCAGCAGGGGGTAGAGGGCCAGCACCTGGCCACGCCCGTCCCGGATGATCTGGGCATAGGCGTTGCCCCAAAGCAGAAGATGACTCATCAGTGTTTCCCTGAACACAAATGTAGTCATCTCCGGGTTTGGTTCGCTATGGAGGAGGTAGTACAGCTTGTGCCCCACCGCTTTTTCTTTGCCGCCATCAGCTTTGTAGCGGTATATGCGCAGCGGCAGCCCGGCGATGGCTTCGGCCAGTATTCGGACGCAGGCATACACTGCCGTGGCCTGCATGGCCGTCCGCTCGTTAACGGTCTTGCCGCTGGCGGTACCGCCGAACAGGAAGGAGAACCCGCTGCCTACGCGGTTTTGTGGCCTATCCCGCGTGCGGAACAACCGGGAAAATATGCTCATAGGATCAATAACCCCCTCTCATCATAGACTGAAGCGCCGCCATCGCCGGAGCCGCAGCGCAGGGCCCGGTCCAGCGCCATAATCGTCGCCACCGCACCGTCGATCCTTTCGGTGCTCTTTTCCTTGTCCGGCTTGATGTTGCCGGCGGGATCGGTGCGAATGAAGATGTTGTCCATCATCCAGCGCAGGACGGGATGCCCGCCGTGGGCGATTCTTTCCTCCAGCGTCAGCTTCATCAGTTCCTTGGTAGGCGGCGACATATCCTTAAAGCCCTGCCCGAAGGGGACGACGGTAAAGCCCAGCCCTTCAAGATTCTGGGTCATCTGCGCCGCGCCCCAGCGGTCAAAGGCGATTTCGCGGATGTTGTACTTTTCGCCTAAGTTTTTAATGAACCGCTCAATGAAGCCGTAATGCACCACGTTCCCCTCGGTGGTGAGGAGCTGCCCCTGTTTCTCCCAGAGGTCGTACTGCACATGGTCGCGCCGCACCCGCAGGCTTACATTGTTCTCCGGCATCCAGAAGAACGGCAGGACGCTGTATTTGTCGTCCTCATCTTCCGGCGGGAACACCAGGACAAAGGCGGTAATGTCGGTAGTGGAGGAGAGGTCAAGCCCGCCGTAGCAGACCCGCCCCTCAAGGCTCGCCGCATCGACCGGGAAGGCGCAGGCGTCCCATTTCGCCATGGGCATCCAGCGGACGGCTTGCTTTACCCATTGATTCAATCGCAATTGCCGGAAGCTGTTCTCCTCGGCGGGGTTTTGCTTGGCGCTTTCACAGGCGGCCTTCACCTTGTCGATGCCAACCGTAATGCCTAAACTTGGGTTCACTTTTTTCCACACCTTGGGGTCGGTCCAGTCGTCCTCTTCCTTCGCCCCGTAGATCACGGGATAGAAGGTGGGGTCGCGCTTCCTGCCTTCGAGGATATCCTTCGCCTTTTGGTGCGTCTCATAGCAGATGCTCTGGTTGTCCGTTCCCGCCGTGGTGATCAGGAAGTAGAGCGGCTGCCGCCTTGCGTCGCCGGAGCCTTTGGTCATTACGTCAAAGAGCTTGCGGTTAGGTTGGGTGTGCAGCTCGTCGAACACCACGCCGTGGATGTTGAAACCGTGCTTGGAGTAGGCCTCTGCGCTTAGTACCTGGTAGAAGCTGTTGGTCGGCAGATACACCAGCCGCTTGGTGGAAGCCAAAAGCTTTACTCGCCGGGACAGTGCCTGACACATCCGCACCATATCGGCGGCTACCTCGAACACAATGGATGCCTGCTGGCGATCGGCGGCACAGCCGTATACCTCGGCGCGCTCCTCATTGTCGCCGCAGGTAAGCAAAAGCGCTATTGCCGCCGCAAGTTCAGACTTGCCTTGTTTTTTTGGGATTTCCACGTACGCTGTGTTGAACTGCCTGCAGCCGTTGGGCTTTAAAATACCAAACACATCGCGGACAATCCGCTCCTGCCAGTCGATCAGCTCAAAGGGCTTTCCCGCCCAGGCGCCTTTAGTGTGGGAGAGGGCTTGGATAAAAGACACGGCGTAGTCGGCAGCGGCTTTGTCATAGAAGGAATCCGCCGCCATAAAGGAGGTCGGCCTGTATTTTTTCAGTTTGCGCAAAGGCCCCGCCTCCTTTTTTAGGCAAAAGAAAAGAGCTTCCATGGAAGCCCTTATTTCCGCTAGTTGTTGCTGAGTATGCTTTATCCGATGTCCGCTTCGCCGGTCAGGATAAAGCGGCTGTATTCGGCTTTGTGCTCCTCCAGGTACAACACAAGTTCGTAGAAGCCGTGCACAAAGGCCTCGTGCTGGACGCGGTTTACGTCAAACATATTGGTGACACCGCTTGCCCGGACGGCGAGGATTTGCTCTTTTATCTTTTCATTCATGGGCGGTTTCCTCCGTTTTTGCCGAATCGATGGTTGCCTGGCGCAGGATCTCCACATCGAAGCCCGCGGCCCTGTAGCCTTCCAAAATGGCGGCGTAATAGTAGCAGCTTGGCTGGCCGAGCGGCCTGCCCTCGTTCATGATATACACCATCGCCCTGACGGTCTTGCCGTTTAGTTGCACTTCTAGCGTTTCCTTGCGGTAGAAATATGGCCAGCCCTCGTAGCGGTCAAGCGCCGCCTCGTCAGCGGGCGATATCTCCCAGACCAGCACCGGGACGCTGCCGCCCTGACAAGGCTCCACCGTCGCCACCGCGCCTTCGCGCGCGCCCCGGAACAGAAGCCGCCAGTCCTTCATTACGCTTGCCCCCAGCACCTTCGCCGTGGGGCATCTGTCCGCCATCTGTTCCCGGTTTAAGTTGGAACCGTAGGCGATGTATAGCTTGTTGTGCTTATCCATTGTCTATGTCCTCCTTGCTCGCTGGCTGCGGGAGCGGCTTAAGCCGCCCGAAACCGCCACGCCGCCGAGCCGTTTAAGTGTGTGGTCAGGTGTTCTCGGCAGTTGGCGAATGTAAGACTTCAAATTAATAGTAATATTAACTGCACATAAGTGTCAGATTATTTCTATATCTGTTACTATTTATAGTAACAATTTGCATTTCTTAACG